ACCCGATAGCATACCCGCTGCTTGCGCAACAGAAGAGGCTACATCAGATACAGCAGTTTTGCCATACTCATCCTCTGTACCACTTTGTGGAATAATACCTGCAATATTTTGGCTTGTCAAGCCGGACATAGTCAAATCTTCAAACCACGCCATAACACGAATCGTGATTGGAGTAGGGTCATTCAATGCATGTCTCAATTGCTGGAAACCACGGACATAGACATGCCAAAGTAGAGTCTGTTCTCCGGTTACGATGTTGATGGCATTTGCATTATACACAAATGGCAACACCAAATCTCCTCCTTGACTCAACGTTGGGTCAAGATAGACATGTGGCGTCTGGCTACAACCAACAAGATCACTATCAAAGAACTCTCTGTAGGCACCAAAATTATCTGATGTACGCATAGGAACTGCATGCGCAATGGCACAACCATATAAAAATGGATTGCCATTTATAAGGAACCTGAGATGCATGTTTCCTTTGACATTTCTGTAATTTGAGAGCCGATTTGCAATACGTGGTTGTCCTAACAAGATCTCCCACGGACTCAACTCATAGAACATGAGAAGAGTGCTAGCAGGATTCCATGATAAGGACTTAAGCAGAGTAGGTCTCTTAAAGAAATGTTGTATATCTTCTTCTGAATCGTTAGCAACATCAAACGTCTCATCATGAGCTGGTTCGATGGCATATGTATAACCAGGATTTAGCGACGAAAAACTAGTCACTGGCATACTTGATGATACAGAAGAATTAATTGTGTACGGTTCGGAACCCGATTGGGGTTCACAAACCGTTTCGTCTGACGTTGTATCTATAACAGATGTAGAGAGTGATGATACAAAATCACTCGACCGACTATAAATCATGTCGGAACTGCTACTCGGAGTATCCACTCCTATGTTTATTTCCCCGTGTAGGGTGGGGAAGCGACCTCTAAATAAATTAAATAAACATGTACCAAGCCTAAAATCCGCGTGTGCCCGGCTCATAACACACGCACGTGAAAAAGTTTGTGTACGCATATGGGTACATACTATATACAATTATTAATGGCAAGCCTACACGCCCATACGTGTGGTAACCAATACCATTAATATAATGGGTGATGATATGCTGCTCGGTCCCAGATTCAGGTACAAAATCCAAATTAGGATTAAAACCCTCATCTTGTTGCCTAATCTTCTCATCGTTGGCAAGAATTTGGGCATACGTAGGGGGACCATAGCAATGTGCACTCTTCCAAGCCTCAACTCTGTCATCAAAAGTGAGGTCAAGTGCCTTAACCTTCAAATAGTGGCATTCCGCCACTTCCTTCATTTGTGAAACTCGAAGGTCATAAGTTTCACGTCCATGAGCAAACCATTCATGAGCAGCTCCTGTCATACACGCAACCGACAGCTCCTCCCGTGAAAGATTAGCATTCCTAAGATTGGAATGCAAACTTTTAAAAATGGAATCTTCATCTAATTTCCCAAGGTGCATATTAAGTTCAGGTATAAACGAATCTTTCCTCTTAAGGAAATCCGCGTCATCCCAATTCATGAATTCCACCATCTCGTTGGTCTTATCAGGCATGGTGACTTTCATCCCATGTTCGGCCATGTACGCTTGGTAGGTTTTCATATTATAGAATTGCACATCCTCTTCAACACACCCTTTGTTGTCATCACCATAGTTCCCAGCATGTACTGCGTCGCGGAATTCACGTTCAAACGTTCTCTCCACCTCTAGTTCATAGAAAGCACAGCGTTGCAATATACTATTAACTAAATTATTGATGTACACAGTAATTGAATCTCCTGATATAGCTCCATTGGCATATGACAACATGGTTCCATTGTACGCCACCACTGGATTAACGGCATCACTAAAGATCCCTCTTATTTGACGCATGTCATATTCCGAGTACTTACCGCTTGCTTCACACATGCGGATGATACACTCATACGCCGCAGTTATCAACTGTGCAGGAATCTTTTGGTCGTACTTACTATAATCAATCGCAAAAGTACGATGATCAAGCTTACCATTTCGTGTAATAAAGTCTCGGAACTCCTTCCATTCGGGACTCATACAGTTTATACCGACCATAGATTCGCACAGAAGAGGATGCGTGTTAATGAAACGTGTTACTGAGAGGAGGTATTTCCTGGCATGGACCCCTCTTGGGGCCTGGGTAGCGTACATAACTCGTGGAGCTTTGTCTTTAACAATTGGGGTCGGTTCATCCTTCAGACACGCCTTATAAATAGGATAGGCCCTCTCACCTCTGTCGTAACATTGCTCAATACGCGAAATCTCATCATGAACGCCCTGGTCAAAATCGACCGGGTTGACATAGATATCATCAGGTTCAATCTCATGCATGTA